TTTCTCCAGATATAGATAAGACTGACTTTGATTATTGGTCAAAAACAGATTTTGAGTTTAAAAAGCAGTATAAAGTACTGCAACAAAAACTAAGGCCAAGAATAGCAAAAAGAAACGAACTGAATTCTGCTATTGTATCAGCTAGAGTACAAGAAGAACAAAATAGGTTTTTGGAATTATTTGAAAACGAAGAGCACCATTTCAATCTAAGAAATGTATGTAAAGTGATGGACATAAAGAGAAGCACAGCATTAACTTGGTATAAAGAGAACCCAGATTTCCGTAATCAAATTGAATTAATTCAAAGTGATAAAGAAGATTGGGCAGAAGATAAATTATTGGTCCTGGCGGAAAAAGGAAATATGCCAGCAATAATATTTTTAAATAAAATATTAAATCAAAGGCCGAGTGAATTCCGTAGGCATGCTTACATAGAGCAACCACAAAAGATAGAAGGAAGAATTGAACATGTGCATAAGTTTGATCAGGATCAAATTGATGCTATGGTGAGAGGCAATCAAGTAGATAGAGGTAAATATGCAGAAATGTTGAAAATTGATGATCCTTCTATCATTGATGCTGAATGTGTGAATACTAATGAATAACACAGCCGAAGAACTAACCCCACAACAAATAGCGAGTTCAAGTCTACTCAGTTATGTTGGTTTGCAATACCCAAAGTATATTGCTGAACCTGCCCATGAACTAATGGCTACTGCGTTAGAAGCTGTAGAAGCAGGTAACATACGGAGATTATTGATAAATATTCCGCCACAGCACGGAAAACCAGTTTATGAAGAAGAACAAGTTCTTATGGGTGATGGTAGCTATAAAAAACTAAAAAATATCATGGTTGGTGATTACGTAATAACGCATAAAGGAAGACCAAAAAAGGTATTAAAAGTATTTAAACAAGGTGAATTACCAACAATACAATTAAACACACAATTGGGAAGAAATCCATGTGCAGCAAAAGACCATCCCTTTTTAACCCCATCTGGTTGGATTGAGGCTGGTAAATTAGAAATAAAAGATACGTTAGCCATATTACAAAAAGCAAAAACTATTCCAACTACAGAAAAAAGTATATCAGAATTTGTAGTAGCTGGATATTTACTTGGTGATGGCTGTACAGCACCTAATGGTAATACTTGTGCAGCCGAAATGACAATAGATGATAGTAGTAAAATAGGGGACGATTTTACTGAGCATTCAAATTTACTAAATTTTACAATTAATAAAAAATATTATACTAGTAGAACACCAAAATATAATATGAGTACTGGAATTGACAAAGATGGAAATAAACATAAGCCAAGAAAATGGATAATGGCTAATGATTTAATGGGTAAATCACATGATAAACATATTCCTAAATGGGTCTTCACAGCAAGTAATGAAAAAATAACTGCTATGATAGGATCTTACTTTGCCTGTGATGGACATGTTGGAAAACGTGATAAAATAAGATCAGACTGTTATTGTGAATTTTATTCAGTAAGTTACCAACTACTGTATGATATACAAAACTTACTATTACGAATAGGAGTAGCATCAAAAATAGCAGTAAAAAATGGAATATGTTTTGGAAAACCACATAAATCTTGGAGATTAACAATAAATAATGTAAATGATTTAATAACATTCAGAGATAAAATTAGAATAAAAGGCGTAAAAGCCAAATTATTTATGGAATGGCCTTTACACAGAAATCAATTTCAATCTAAATATATTGCAGATCAAATAATATCAATTGAAAATACTGGTATGAGAAAATGCAGGTGCCTATTGGTAGAAGATGATCATACTTTTACTATTCAAAATATAGTTGTGCATAATACTTTATTAGCCTCGACATTTTTTCCTGCATGGGTTCTAGGAAGGCATCCAGACTGGTCTATTATTGCATCTACATTTAATCAAACAAGAGCCAATGAGGTTGGTGGTGCAGTCAGGAACATACTTACAAACAGAGTGCAACAAACTGTATTCCCAAATTGCCAAATTTCCCAAGACACGAAGTCCAGCCATCATGTATCTACAAATAATATGGGGCACTATTACAGTGCAGGTATCGGGGGCACAATTACTGGCAGGTCGGCCAAAATATTTCTAGTGGATGATCCGTTAAAAGATAGGGAGGATGCTGAATCCAAACTTGTTCGAGAAAAAATAAAGGAATGGTATAGGGCTGTAGCTTACACTAGATTACGACCCGACAATAGGATTATTATTATCCAAACTAGATGGCATTGTTTTCATCCAGAATCTTTAATATTAACAACAAATGGATGGGTAAACGCAGATAATATCAAAAGAGATGCCCTATTTATTACACAAAAAGGCATAGAACCAATTACAAAAATGGAAAGTAGAGAATATATTGGGGATATGTATGAAATTACATTATACGGGCAACCAAAACCAATAAAAGTAACAGGCAATCATGGCATATTAACAACAAATGGCTGGAAGTATGCAGAACAAATAACAAAAAACGATTGGTGTATAGTACCCCAAATAGGGGAAGGAAATATACCTAAATTCGAAGAACCAAAAACATCAAAAGCAAGTTGCAATGCAAATTTAACTGGTGTTCAAAATCATGTACCAAAAGAAAAGCTAAAAAAGCTATTAGATGAAGGGAAGACATATACTCAATGCGCTAAACATTTTGGGTTGGCTGGGAGAGGATCTATAAATGGGTATGTCACACTATATAACCTTAACAGAAACACAAATACAGTAGCACCCCAACAATTAAGAGAAGACCCAAACTTTTGGAGAGTAGTGGGATATTGGCTTGCAGAAGGTAATTTATCAAAATCACGAAAACATTATGATGAAGACCACTATACAATAATCATTCTGTCAATAGGAAGCCATGAACAGTGGATAGCAGATGATATTAAAAATGTAATGGAAAAGTATAAAATAAATGTGACTTTTTCCCCACACAAAATAGGTAAAGCAATCAAAGTGCAATTCTCTTGTTGGCAAATTGCTCAATACCTAAAAACACATTTTGGATATCATGCCTATGGTAAACAACTCCCAGAATGGATTGGTAGTTTGCCACAAGAAATGAAACAGGAATTACTTATTGGTTATTTTAGGGGCGATGGATGTTTTAGTAATAAAATAGGGTATAGAGGTGCATCTGTTTCTCTAAAATTATTAACAGACATGCAACGTTTATTTGCATCAATGGGTGTGCCAAGTGGTATTGTGAAAGGCAAAAAAGCAGGAAAGTATACATTTTCTATTGCTGGGGAAAAAACATATGAAAGCAATTGTAGAGAATCTTATGAATTAAGAGTACACGAATCTTATATTCCTTGGATGGATATAAAAAGAGAGAAATATCCGAAAAGAGAAAACCACCCACAATATACCATTGGTAAAAGAATAAATGGAACACAACTTGAATTAAAGGTAAAAAAAATAAGCAAAACTTATTATAATGGCCCCATATATGATTTTGAAACACCAAGCCACACGATAACGTCTGCTGGTGTCATAGTACATAACTCAGACGATCTTAGTGGATTTGTTCTAAATGAACATGCACATGAAAACTGGACAATTCTTGAATTAAGAGCTATAGCAGAAAAAGATGATATACTTGGAAGGCCAATAGATGCGGCGCTATGCCCCAACATGTATGATGAGAAATACTTGGCAAACGTTAAATTGATAGAAGGTACATATAATTGGGAATCACTCTACCAACAAAGACCAATAGCACGAGAAGGAGGTATAATTCAATATGAATGGATTAACGATAATTGCTATGAAAAACTTCCAGAAGATGAAGATATAGTAAAAACAATAATAAGTTGGGATACATCATATCGAAAAGGAGATTTAAATGACCCAACAGCTGGTACGGTATGGAATATAACAAAAAACGGATACTACCTTATTGATGTTCTTAATAAAAAACTTGAATTCCATAAAATAATAGAAAAAATAAAAACTTTTCATGAAAAATACCATCCATCAGCCCATCTCATTGAAGGAAGAGCATCTGGTCAACCAATAATAGACGAATTAAAAAGAACAACTGCTTTGCCTATTATTGAAGTTTCAACAAAAAATTTAGATAAAGAAGTGCGTCTGAGCGCAACATCTGGATTATTTGAATCAGGCAAAGTACATTTTCCAGATAAAGCACCTTGGCTCATAGAAGCAAAAGACCAGGTGTGTTTATTACCATCATATAAATACGATGATATAGCAGATAGTATATCACATTTTCTTAATTGGGTGAACAAACCAAGATATGTTCGTAGGCCCCCAAGTAAATTATATTGGAAATAATAACAATTTAAACTTTGAGGAGAATAAAAATGGATATTGCAACTCTACAAGAAACTCACGAAGTTCATAACGAGCATTTGCGGGATTGGTCGTTCTATGGGCTTGCCTATTCTGGTGGCACACCTTTCATTGACTATTCGCTCGCCAAACACACACGAGAAAGTGATAGTAATTGGAGAGCGAGACAAGCTGAAGGCATATGTTTCAATTACTCCAGCATAGTCATTGATCTATTTAATTTCTACCTAACAGAAAAGCCTGCAGTAAGAGATTTAGGTTCGCTGGCTAGTAGTGCATTATGGAAAATGTTTCTAAAAGACGCTGATTTGTATGGAACAAATTTTGATGTTTTTCTTAATGAGGCACAGAAGATGGCTGCTATTTATGGAGCAGTGGGTGTTTTAATAGATAAACCAAATAGCACAAATGAAGTGCTAAAAGATGATATTGCACAGGGAGTATATCCATATTGTGCTTTATTTACACTACCAAATATACTTGACTGGAAACATGAACGAGATCCAATAACCAACAGACCCACCTTAACCTATCTAAAACTCTTGGATTTTGATAATAGGTATTTACTATGGTGGCGGGATAAATGGGAAATATGGGCATTGCCTGAAGGAGCACCTTCCCCATTTAATGTACATAAACATAAAGACACATCTGATTATAAACCGGAACCAGGTGATAGTAAATATGCAAATGAACCAGGACAGCCGTATAACACTGTACTTGGTGGTGAAGAACCAATCTTGGTAGACTCAGGAGATAATCCATTAGGGGAGATACCTTTTCTTTGGTTTCAAAATATAAAGAGTGTTGTTGATCCATATATTGGTGTATCTGATATTAAAGAGATTTCCAGAATTACAGCAAGTATCATACGGAATATCTCTTATGGGGAAGAAGTCATTAAATTTGCTGGATTCCCACAAGCACGTAGGCCAATGGCTAAAGAAGGAGAAGAGATCAACAATGAAGCTGGTGTAACAGCTATACTTGAATTTGATCCAGAATTGGGGGAGTCTGCTAAACCAGATTGGCTTGAGTCAAAGGTGGCTGAACCTGTTGAAGCAATACTCGGTTGGATGAGTAAGAAAATCAGCGAGGTTTTTCAACTTGCACATTTATCCGGTATACACGCACATGAGAAAAGTGATCAAGTAAGATCTGGTGTGGCACTAAGGTATGAATACCAACAACTAAGTTTGGTATTGTCAAAGAAGAGCGAGAATTTAACTGAGACTGAGTTGGGTATAATTAAATACTGGCTCAAATGGCAGGGTAGAGATGATTGGTTTGATGCTATTAGGATATCAAGATCTAAAGATTTTAGTATTGACGATTTATCCCAAAATCTTGAGAATGCTATTATGTCAGATAAGTTGGTACCTGAACTCAATTTCAAAAAAGAAATGGCTAAAGTGATAGCCAAACGAATGTTGCCTGACTTGGCAGATGAAAAGCTGTTAATTGTTTATGATGCAATTGAAGTGTTATCAATAGATGATTTTTCTTCGGGGGGAGATAAAGCAAACCCAGGAGCGACCAAAGATATCAGACAAGAAATAGAATTAAAGCAAAGATCTGAACCTACAACAGAAGAAGTGTAGGGGTACTATCATGCCAAAAGTAAGCATTCTACTACCTGTACATAATTCAGTAGGAAAGACAAACTTTCTGCAACAAATGCTGGATTCTATAGTACACCAGACATATGAAAATTTTGAGTTGTTAATCTTGGATAACCAATCTACAGATAACACAGCAAACGTCTGTGAAACTATTGCACAGCAAGATAGTAGGATAAAAGTACATATTGATACTCAACAAAGGTCAACAGAGGGGGCTATTGATAAACTCATCTCATTAGCAAGAGGTGAGTTTATCATGGTAGTAAGCGCCTACGATCTTTTAAATTATCATTATATTCAAGTGTTGTTTGATGAGTTAAAAACAAATAAAGATATTGATATGGTGTATACTAATGGCACATATATTAATGCAAATAATCAGGTTGGGCAGGAACTTATCATAAATAAAGATGGTGTATACAATTCAAGGCACTACTATGAAAACTTTTGTAAAGCTATCCATAATAGAAAAACCCTTCCTTTTATATTTGGATTATTTAGAAAAGAGGTGTACCACACACTATGGCCATGTGAATCAATACTAGTTAATGTTGATAATTTGTGGATGGCAAAATTCTTTTTAAATAAACGCAGAGCATCTTTTGTAGATTATGAAACATTCTATTACAGATATCACAGTACATCATCTAAAATAGAAGACTTGCCTCCAAATCCTGTTTCAATTTGGGTTTATCATGCACGCAATCAATTATATTTTTATCATGCAGTATGTTCTCTCATAGAGGAAACAGACCATGCTGAACGTGCCACAGCACTTAAAATGGCAACGCTTGATAGCTGTCTAAATCAATGTGGGGTTCTTTTGAACTGGGTTGAACAATTTGCAGTAGATGCGTTTGAACACGCAACTATAGGGGAGATACGTAAACAGTATACTCCTGTTTATGAATTGAAACTACCTACAATGTATCCACAAAATGACATTCGTACACACCAAGATACAATGAGGCTTAGATGTAAAATATTAGAAGAACGTGTTATGGAATGTATTATCCCTATCGTACAGGATACAACTATTGTATTTGACACGCAAAATATAATAGCACAAATAAAAAAGGATATAATCAGTCAACTTCATTCAGGAACTTACACAACTCCATAATTCTATTATCTGTTAATGTTGGGTAGTTTCCAATATAGTAACCAAAAAAGTGGACATGCTCAACATTTGGATAGTCTTTTGGATTCCAATCAATATTACTTAGATAGGGTTGTCTTAACTGATTACCACCACCAGAACTACCTCTACGAAACTCGATATTTGCATCTTTCATAGCGATTTCAAGTCGATCTCTAAAAGCAGTATCTGGTTTTTTCAGAATTAATGGGAAGGCATAATTGCAATTACCCTCTACTTCAAAATCAGTTTTATATTTAGCTGAATCGATGCAGTTCAAAAACACATCAAAATTATGTACCCGTTTGGAGTTATTTTCATCTAATCGTTTTAGTTGATTTCTTCCTATCACAGCGCCAATTTCAGTATTCCTAAAATTAAATGATGGATACCCAAAAATGAAATCTGGTGTAAGTGAGTCTTTATACATTTCTTCTAAGTCAACACGAATAGAAGCATCTGTAGTGGCCTCACGAGACATTCCGTGAGAACGCAACATTCTTGCAATATCGTAAACACCTTGATTATCAGTACAAATCATACCGCCTTCAATTGTACTCATATGGTGGGCATAGTAAAAAGAGAAATTAGAAATTAGGCCAAAAGTTCCAATTTTGTTTCCTCTAAAAGTAGCACCATATGATTCGCAACAGTCTTCAAGTAAAATGACTTTTTTTTCATTCAATGCCCCAAGCAAAGTCCAACTTGGAATTGCATTAAACCCTTGTACATGAGTCAAAAAAATAACCTTTGTCTGTTCGTCTAATTTGGGAATAATCTGTTCTGTATCCATACCCAAAGTCTTAGGGTCAATATCAATAAATACAGGGTCAAACCCAGCAGAAAGAGTAGAAGCAATATCAGATACCCAAGCCAATGTAGGAACGAGTGCTTTGCCTGCTATACCAGAGGCTCGTAAGATGTGCATTGTGATAAAGTTGGCTGAAGCACCTGAATTCACAAATACGCTGTATTTAACACCAAGCCACTCTGACCATTCTTCTTCAAAAGCAGCGACTTGGGCACCTTGAGTTAATCTCGGAGTTCCTTTCAAAAAATCAATAACAACATCCAAGTCATCTTGAATAATATTATTATCCATCAAAGGCCAATTTATTTTCATTTTTAATCCCCCAATAATTTCCTTTTCAGTTTAATTTTAGTCATATCTTTAATATGGTTGACAATATCGGAACCAAACTTATCTTGCATCATATCTAAGTATCTTGGATTTTCAAAATAAGCATGAAAAGCATAATCTCTGAAAGCTAAGACATCTGCAGGTGGTAAATACTTAGTGGGCAAAGGCTGGCAGTCATAAGAGTATTGAGAGTACCCAGACCACTTAACAGGCAATACAGAAGGATCTGTTTCAGTATACAGCCTTGACCCAGGATATGCCATTGCTACATAGAAATTAGGCCACTCTGTTTCAGTGGTGAAAGCCATTTCTAGTGTTTGCTGCATACTATCGAAATCATCTTCCGGCAGACCAAAAATGAAATTCCCTTGTGGGATTAGACCAGCATCTCTTGTCATTTTAACTACATTCATTACTAAATTAGGATTATATTGTTTGTGTGTCTGCTGTAACACACGTTTGCTGCCAGACTCAATCCCATAACTTACAAGATTGAATCCTGCTTTTTTCATTTTTTCCAGCATCAAAATAGTAATAGTATCAATACGCGCATAAGCCCACATATTCAGATCATAACCACGCTCTATGATTTGATCACAAATAGCAACGACACGATCTTCTTTCAAACAAAACAACTCATCTGCAATCTTGATATTTCTAATACCATAATTTTTAACAAGAAAATCAATTTCATCTATAACAGCAGATACAGGACGATACCTAATTCCAGATTTTCCAAATAAGGAGTTGGTGTTACAAAAAGAGCAGTTATATGGACAACCAAGAGACGTATAAATTGCAACATAAGGAGATCTGTTTTGAATGTCATCAAAACAATGCCAGTTATGATCACGATATTTAGCCATAGGAAGAAGGTCCCATGCCGGCATTGGTAGTAAGGACAAGTCTAATAGAGGCGGTGGATTTGGACCTATTATACGAAATACACCTTTTGGATTGTACCATAGACCAGGAAGACTTCCTATTTCTCCTTCCTCTCGTAACATATTGATAAGAGCAGGCAAAGTTTCAAATCCCTCACCTTGACACACAAAATCAATATTGGGTTCTATTACAATTTGAGCAGGAAGTGCAGAAGGATGTATACCATGTACTATTATCTTCACTTCTGGGTTTTGTTGCTTGATTACATCTGCAAGTCTAATAGTCTCATCCATATAAATTGTAGATGCTGATGGATTATGTCCAGAAACAGAAATCATAACAAGTGGAGCATTGATTCTATCGGGTAATGGATCAATTTCAAGATCAACCATTCCAACACCATAACCAAGTTTACGCAAATACCCTGCAAGAATAGCACCCCATAAAGGAGGCTCAATAGCAGTCAATTCAAAATCATCCAGATCACCAAAAACGCCTTTTTGAAATCCTGGTTTTATAATTAATATATCCATTACCCCTCCATAAAATCAAGTTTTATTTTGTTAACTATAGTTTCTTGGTCCAGATTATTTACTTTATACAGATGTTTCCTGTCACCAACTTCAAACACATATTTATCATCAAATCCAAATTTGGTCATTCCAACAAAAAGTCTATTTGAGAAACACAAATGTTCAATAACAGAATCAAGACTCCCTTTATTAATAAAAGATTCCTCCATAGTAACAACATGTTTATATCGACTCAGAATTCCAAGAAGTTTCTTTTCGTTAAATGGTTTCAAAAAGAACTGATCTACTACACCAGCACTGATACCATCTTGAGTTAAACGCTCAGCAACCTTTAGTGCTAAATGAGTCATACAACCAGTTGAAACAATACACACATCTTTTCCTTTTCGTACCTCACAAAATCCATCATCAAAAGGGATAATATTTTCAGGTATATATAGATCAGGTTGCGGCTTTCCATCCAGTCGAATATATTTAGGACCAGTATGAGCCATAGTATAATCAACAAACGCATCTGCCATAACTGCATCACTCGGTGTGAAAATAGTAAAACCAGGCAACACGTTCATAATACAGCTATCTTCAAGGCAATGATGCGTTGGACCTGTTACATCGTAGCTAAGTCCTATACCAACCCCAATGAGATTAATATTGAGATCTCTTATTTGTGTATACATTGAGATGCTGGTTCTAATCTGTTCATATGCACGTAATGTTAAGAAAAGGGCAATGCAATATGTATAGACTTTGAAACCTTCCAAAGCAAGCCCTACTGATACATTGATTAGATTCTGTTCAGCAATCCCAACATTGATAAACCTATCTGGGAAGTCTGCCCTTAACTTATCTAATGCAGGTGCCCCAAAATCAGCTGTTACAAAGAAGATAGAGTCATCTACAAACATATTCTCATAGAGTCTTTCAATAAAAGCATCTCTCATTGTTTCCATAGGTTGCTCCAAAAAGCCTCACGTACAGCCCAACCAATTTCAGTTGGTTTGATTAGATATTTTATTGCTTCTGGTTTTCCAATCATTCCAATAGCAATAAATCTTTCTTTTTCTTTAACTGTAAACCATCCTAGAGCGGGCAATTTTTTAATCCAAAACTCTTCAAAATTTACCCATTCACATTCAGCTTTTCCAAAAAAGACATTATTCTTTTGGGATTGATATTGTGTAATTCCTGACTTTCCACCAGCAAACCATGCTAAAAATGCAGATTGTTCTTTACGTGGCAGGGCTTTAAATTTTTCAAGCTCTTTATTTATATCCATAACTATCCTTTATACTTCTTCCGTAAATACTATCTCACCATACCCACCTAACTTGGTATCATCAACAACCATTGATACTTTAGCGGTATAAGGAACATTATCTAAAGCAGCTTCTATACCACTCCTATCTGAATTTAACAGAATCCGAACAGTATGCTTTATAGTTGTTACTGTTGATTCAATAGATTTTTCATACGTAGCAAAATTTTCCATAATTACACCATCCCTAATAACAATTGATCAACTTCTTCTGTTGATAACGATTTAATATGGCAAAGTGAATCTGTCTCTAAACGAGGAACACCTTTGCCTTTTACAGTGTCAGCAATAATCACATTGGGTATACCACAAGGATCTTTTTTGATAAAAGACAAAACATTATACAATTTCGGAATACTATGCCCATCTACAACTATTGGCTGCCATCCAAAATTTATAAATTTTTCATCTAGTGGACCAAGATCAATGATATTTTTGCAGTAGTCTAACATAGATATTTTGTTGTTATCGATGATCAGAATTAGGTTGTCGAGTTTGTGATGTCCAGCAAACATGATTGCTTCCCATACAGCACCTTCAAATAACTCTCCATCACCCAACAAAACAAATACCTTATTTTCATTATTTTTCCTTTTGAGTGCAAGAGCAATTCCACAAGCTACACCAAGCCCATGTCCTAATGCGCCATTCATAGTTTCATACCCAGGAATAGAACAGTCTGGAATATCTGCTAAAATACCACCAGGCTTTCCAACTAAAGATAGCTGGTCCATAGAGAAATAACCTAAATCTGCAAAAACAGGATAAAGTGCAATAGAGCCGTGTGCTTTGCTGACAATGAATCTATCTCTATTCTCCCAAAAAAGATTATTTGGGGCGAACTTAATAATTCCCCCATAGTAGAGAGTAGTAAGGATCTCAATACAAGATAGGGAAGAAGCCAAACGAATCCCAGGAGCTATTCTATGTATCTTTAGAAGCTCTCTTTTAACCCAATCAGTCTTTTTTTGTATCAGTTCAATTTTATTCATAAAATTTTTAGGCAAGAACACTCAATGCTTTAGCTTTGAGGAGAAATTACCTGCCTTCTTATGTAAGTGTTAAAAGACAGAAATCTAATAGTTTCTGCCTTTGCATTTTGACACAATCGTTTACCTGTTTCAAGGCAATGCAAACTTATGCCTGTTTTCCCACTTCCGCCAATGTAACACAAACCATGTTTGGTGTGCTTAACAAGACTCGCTTTCTTGAAACCGTTGCTAATGCTTCCACCATACTTTTTTCTAATTCCTCCTTTTACAGATTGTAACATATGGAGTTGTCGTCTGCTATATTTTATTGGTTTGAGGTATAGCATATCTTTATTATCTGGCTTGGTGTGTCCACCAACTAGCCAATTAGCCAAACACCATGAATCTACACAGTGAGCTTCCCATATCTCTGCTAACTTTTTGCTGGTCTTTTCTAATCCCAACATGTCGCGCAATTTTTTTGTTTCGTAGCCTTGTTTAATTTTCACCAACGCTATTTTTCCTAACTCACTATAAAACCAATGTTTACCTACTTCCAATGGTGCAAATGATTGATCCCAACACTTCAGCCCTTTCGTCTTTGCTTTTATATCTTCTATTACAAAATTGGTTATTGGATACATTTTGTTTAACCAATCACACAATCTTAATTTCCACTGCCACCTAGCTTTTATTGATGGTGGAATGCCTCCTCTTGCTCTATTTTGTCTATTAGCTCTACATGGAGTCTTACGAGAGCGTCTTGCCCCTCGCATGATCTGTCTTGTCCTTATCCTATCTTTAACCCACGTTACTGCTTCAGTCTGAATATTAAGAAATGTATGGGCTTTAGATTTTATTGTAAATCCTTCACGCTTACTACCAGGATCAATTCCTATGCAAATCGGCTGTGTTTCTCGGGCAGAGGGCTCTACATTTAATCTCACACAAAATACCCCCTTCTTCCAAAAACCAGTGGCTTTACCCTCCCTTATCCACTTACTTGCTTTCTGTGGCTTTGTTGGCATCAGTGGATTTTGTTCTTTGTCAACAACTGGTACATACATTG